GAGGTCAACGGCTGCCAGCCGTTCAACTACACGGATGACTTCAGCACGGAGGGCATCGTGATGGACGTCCTGGGCCGCGGCTCGCTGGGTGGCGGTGCGGTGTCCGCTGGAAACCGCGTGCCTACCACGCTCAACGATGGCCCGTCGGGCCCGTACCTCCCGGGTCTGGGCATCCAGGCTGGTCCTTCGCTCCAGGGTGCCTCGTGGCTGGACTCCAACCTTGGAGACGCCGGCAACGACCAGGCCCTGGTGTTCGAGGACACGACCAACTACCTGCTCGCGAAGGTCATCCTCCAGTCCGGTGTGCGCTGCGAGGGCAAGAACCCGGTGGAGGTTGCCAAGCTCCAGCTCAACGGCCAGGACCGCTTCACGGAGCGCGAGGGACGCTACTTCTCCCGCGTGCAGCCGTACCAGCACCACACGCGCACGCCGACCCAGGGCATCAACGTGTACTCGTTTGCCCTGAAGCCGGAGGAGCACCAGCCGTCGGGCACGTGCAACTTCTCGCGTATCGACAAGGCCACGCTCCAGCTGACGGTGTCCGTGAACACGGTGCGCTCGGGACGCACGGCCCAGGTGCGCGTCTACGCGGTGAACTACAACGTGCTGCGCGTGATGAGCGGCATGGGTGGCCTGGCGTACTCCAACTAGAGACCTCCAAGAACCATAAGAAAACCAACAAGAAATCAAAAACAAAATGCGTGTCAAGCTTGACTCGGATTTTGTGTTAATAAGACAATGCTTCTAAAAGATCTGATTGATAACCGGTATACGGATAAGAATACCGTTCATTCGTACATTGATGTATATCAGACAGTTCTGGAGCCCATTTCAGCATCCGCAACGCGTGTCCTTGAGGTAGGCATCCAGCAGGGTGGATCTATAAAACTGTGGTCCGAGTTCTTTCCCAATGCCCATGTGTATGGAGTCGACGTTACACTTGATAAGCTTGAGATTGATTTGTCCTCACCTAGAATCACATGTCTTACCGCAGATGCATATAATCGCGAGTTTGTTAGCTCACTTGGATACGGTACATTTGATTTTGTGATCGATGATGGACCCCATACGAAGGAATCCATGATATTTTTTGCCGAAGAGTATTTGAAACTTCTTAAACCAGGGGGCGTGTTGATTATTGAAGATATTCAGTCTCCGGACTGGATTCGTGATATCTTATTGGGTTTGCCACTTGCTATTCGTAATATTGCAGTTGTACATGACCATCGTTCTCTTAAAAACCGTTGGGATGATCTCTTTATCGTAGTCACATTGCCGATTTAATGAATTTTGTAGGATTGTCGGTACAGACCCCTAAACAACTTCCAATCTCATCGCCCGGCGGCATAACACAGATTACATTATCGGTAGTAGGACTCCCAATATTTCCCCATATGAAGCCCCTGCTTGTTAAGGTATATGTATCTTTATCGTGAAAGAAGCAGTTGAACGTATCCTTGAGCTCAAGTAACGCATCTAAATTCTTACAGTGAATCCATAGAACATTGTGAAATTGTATCAAGAATGATAACGATATCTTGTACTGGGGACCATCATGTCCAAGCCATAGGTGTCCGTCGATTCGCCAAACATCTATCTCACAGTTAAAACCACCTGCAATAGCATCTACAATTGTTTCTGGCTTATTTTCAGTTTCGGCATTAGGTCCATTCGTATTTCCACGATGTGCAATAATCAGCATAATGTATATAGATATTCCCTCTTAAATGAAATTGGTTGTATTTGACCTAGACGGGGTCTTACTTGACTTCTGTGAGGTTCATTATGAAACACTTAATCAAGCTATCTGTGAAGTAGTCGGAACACAGTATTCCATTTCTCGTGAGGAACATGATCTAACATATAATGGACGTAGCACTCGCGTAAAACTTTTGATGCTTAAAAAGAACAAGGGTCTTTCTTCTGATCTATTTGAAGAGATCTTTGTCCGGAAACAACAATTAACCGCAATTGCCGTGTCTAAGGTTTCTAGATCAACCATTCTTTATTCAATGCTAATGCGTCTACATAACGAGGGATATCAGACGGCTTGTGCAACAAATTGTATCCGCGCTACTCTCGATGCTGCTCTTGATTCGCTCGGAATTCGAGATCTATTTACATTGACGGTCTCCAATGAAGACGTCCGTTCACCAAAGCCCGATCCAGAGATTTATCAACTATGTCATCGGAAAGCAGGGGTTACACCAGATGAAACCATTGTTTTTGAAGATTCGCCAGTTGGACTTGCATCGGCACGTGCAAGTGGATCTAGGGTTGTCTGCGTTCCCACCCCATCGTCTTTAACTGAAGAGTTTGTAATGACCGCGTTGAGTCCACTTACGATCGTTATTCCCATGGCTGGTAGTGGAAGTCGGTTTACAAAGGCTGGATATACAGATCCAAAACCACTTATTCCGGTTAATGGGAAACCTATGATCTCGTGGGTTGTTGATAATCTTGCGGTTCCAGGTGCAAGGTTTATATTTGTAATTCGCGCAGACTATCCAGAGTCATGCAAGGACTATCTTCATTCAATTGCACCGGGTTGTTCAATCATTGTGGTTGACAAAGTTACTGAAGGTGCTGCGTGTACAGTCCTTTTAGCAAAGGACCTGATAGACAATGACACACCAATTCTAATCGCAAATAGCGATCAGTTTATTGAGTTTGATGCACATGAATTTGTCCATTCGTTCTTGATGTCGAATGCAGATGGTAAGATCTCTACATTCAACGGTAATCGCGACCCAAAGTGGTCCTATGCTGCCGTGAAAGACGGATACGTTGCTGAGGTTCGTGAGAAGGATCCATTCTCAGACCATGCAACCACAGGTGTCTACATGTGGAGGCGCGGTTCAGACTTTGTTCGGTTTGCAGAGCAAATGATCGCAAAGAACATACGTGTCAACAATGAATTCTACACAGTCCCTGTGTATAATGAGGCAATCGCATCTGGACGTAAAATAACAATCTCAGGTTGCGAAAAGATGTGGGGCCTTGGTGTTCCAGAGGACCTTGTCTACTTTCTTAGACATTACATCAGTTGAAGATCTTCGAGTGTATCAAGATTATCGTAGACTTTACCTTTGAACCTAAATGTACAATAGAGTTGATCTAAGAAGTTTGGAGCCGTATCTATGTTCATACAGTATCCATTCGCTTCGTTTCGTAGATAGACACGCTCGAGCATACTGTTTCGGTGAAATAGAACATTGATATGCTTCTCATCAACAGACTTCACGTAATACATGATGTTTATCATAAATGCGGACCCCCAGCAAACTGTTATCTTATTTGCCTTGTTGAATAAATAGATTCGTAGTTCATCGTCGTGAATATCACTGACGTCTTTAACCGAGTTCTCTTTACAGTATTCTTCAAACTTGATACTTCGTTGAAATGAAGTTGCCAAACGATTAATGTTATTGGGATTATGATACTTGAGTCTGCAAATAGAGTCAAAAAATGGAGTTCCCTCATATGCCTTCATGATTGGATCAATAATACGTTCATTCATGAACTCTTTGACATGGGGGAATAATATGTTACTGTATGTGCGAGTACATATAACTCGGCGTAAGCTATAATTTGTATTTGGTTCCGCGTATACGTAGTTAAATCCAAGATACTTGCTTAATAATGCTAGGGTTTGGTTATAATAAACGTTATCGCAGCGGATAACCAAAAGCTTGCATGATAGATTCCACTTGACATAGATGTATGCTAAATGTATCATATGATCAAATGAATGTGACCATCCATTTGCACAGTCATAGTCTACAAAGTAAAAGAGAGTTTCATTGATTGGAGTTAGGGAGCCCCTTTGTAAGGCATTATATGTATCAATGAGTTCTCTGGAATACCAATCTCCGATATGGTGATTGTATTCATTAATAAGGAACGAAGTCTGCTTATTCGTTATGCTTATAATCTTACCATTGATAACGCCAATTGGAGTATAAAACCCGTGTTGACTTGAACGTTGGGCACGGAATCCAACATCGGTGAATGTGTGGAGTCTTTCCTCACCCCTATAATCATCAACGTCTAAGATGCTCTGTTTTGGTATGTAGTTAAAAAGAGTATGCATTTTTATATACTTAGGATAAATGGATGAGTTCCTTGCGAGTCGTGGATTACGTCCGTGGATCGTTCCAGTTGGAAATGGTAAAACCGGATCTATGATCAAGGTATGAAGATTCGGGGCATAATCCATATCTGTCAAACCGGGGACTGGAAGCGATCCCTTAAGATGATCCTTGCAGAATTGAAATCATCGGGACTCTATGAGGCGACTGAAAATATCGACTTTTGTATTGTTTCAGATACAGAAGTGGATACATCGTTTCAGCTTCCAAAGTCAAGGTGTATTTTTATGGGATCTACGCAGTTGTATGAACGACCTGCGCTTCTTCATCTACGAAGCCTTGCGGACGCAGATAAGGAGGAGGTCTGTTACTGGTATGTGCACACAAAGGGACTCCGGTGGTTTGGCACCAACAAAGAAGCAAATGTAATTGACTGGATTAAGCTCTTACTCTACTGGAATGTAGATCAATGGAAACGAGCGATTGACGCACTTGGAAAGGGATATGATACATACGGATGCAATCAGTACGAAGATGCATACAATCCGAGTCATTATTCAGGTAACTTTTGGTGGAGCAAGTCTTCGTATTTGAAGACACTGTCAGATACAATTGGTCCTAAGTATAATGACCCCGAATTTTGGATTATACGCCCAACTACAAAGTTGTACTGTGTCTTCAAGAGCGGACTGGAAGGAATGGGACATTATGATGCCCGATATCCTGAACATCACTACAGACCACTGCGATTAACGGGCTTTCACTAGATTCTACAGTATACAGAAATGAGCATTGTATTTGTATCTGGACATCACCCTGCAGATACACCATTTGCACAAGTAACACACCGATTGTTTCAGGCATATACTCAACGCCATGGGTATGGATTCTTTTATGATGATCGGCCGTCTCCTCCAGATCTATTACAGCTAAACAATCTTCATTATCGGAGATGTGCAAGCCTATGTAAGGCTTCACAGATATTTCCGAATGCAGACTGGTATGTCTGGGTTGATTCGGACGTCATCGTCAATAAGCCGGAGATCCGCGTTGAATCGCAGATTGATCTAACCGACAAGAGTATTCAATATCATCTATTTCACGAGCATCCATGGGATTTTCAAATTAATACGGGTGTAAAGTTTGTCAATGCATCTGCGATTCAATGGGAATTGAAAATGTATCAAATGCAGGATACGCCCCCGTGGAACGAGTTTCCGTTTGAACAAAAGACCTTATTTGAGTATGTGCTCCCTAAGATGCGTGGAAAGTATAAGATCCATGAGCCATATGTTCTGAACCATATCCTGTATCAGGTTCGGCCGACTCATAACAATCCTGATGATGCACTGTTTGTTCATGTGTGTGCGAGAACGACAGAACAGCGAAATAAGATCATGAACATCTTTGAGACTGAGAATCGAATCATGAAATCTTACGAAGATCCAACAATCAAGCTCTTTTAAAGCTCATAGATTGCCCAGCCATTCCGCTCTGTATCGGATCCGGCAACACGCTTCCACTCGGGGTGCATCGCAAACCACTCAAGGATCTTAGGACACTTTGCAGTTTGCGTATCATCCAGCAAATACACGGACGCACGTGTCGTAGCAATCATCTTCTCAAACTCAAACCACGTCAGATACTCCGCCCCATCCAAAAGGATTACCTGTGGATCGTTCATAGGAACATACTCGCAATTCCAAAAGTTCATCACATCCTCCGTGTGCCATGCAACGTTGATTGACGGATGGATCGCACGAACCGCAGTCCACGTAGGACACTCGTGGTCATCTAACATGCGCCCATGTATGATTTCGATCGGTGCATATCCCTTCCATATGTTTGTCGCCTCAACAACACGATCCTTTGCAATTTCATAACTCTGAAGTGCAAAGGTGTCCTTGCGATTCTTGAACCCCTCGTAGAAACAGCAGGTAGACCCCTGACCATTCCAGGTTCCAATTTCAAGATAGCGACTAAACTTGGGATCGGCTGCATACTTAGCAATCCACTGTCCAAATGGGCTACTTAGTTGAACTTGACCTGTATTTAGCACGTTCATTTCTATTCCCTTAGACACTATCATGTGCAACCATCCGCGCAACCAACTCCGGAAACGTAGTCGTTGCCTTCCATCCAAGCTTGTACCAGGCCTTAGTCGGATCACCAATCAGAAGCTCAACCTCTGCAGGACGATAGAACTCTGAGTTGATTCGGATGATCACGCGTCCAGTTGAATCCTCACCGGTTTCATCGACTCCCTCTCCCTTCCAGGTAATCTTGCCCCATGCAGTCTCCAAGAACTCCCGGACTGTATGCGTTTCACCGGTGGCAAGGACATAGTCATCGGGAGCCTGTTGCTGAAGAACTCGCCACATTCCCTCCACATAATCAGGTGCATATCCCCAGTCGCGCTTAGCATCCAGGTTTCCAAGCTCAAGAACGAACTCAGGATCCTTACGCAGCCTTGCAATACCCTTGGTGATCTTACGGGTAATGAACTCCTCTCCACGGCGCTCCGACTCATGGTTGAATAGGATACCGTTGCAGGCAAACATCCCATAGCTCTCCCGGTAGTTCCTCACGATCCAATACGCATAGAGCTTTGCAACTCCATACGGGCTCCGAGGATAAAACGGTGTCGTCTCCGACTGAGGTGTCTCCTGGACCTTGCCGTAGAGTTCAGAGGTTGAAGCCTGGTAAAACTTAGCGCGATTCAGGTGCATAGAGCGGAGGATATCAAGGATCCGAAGCGGTCCAAGGGCATCCACCTCTGCAGTAAACTCGGGTTGACGGAACGACGTGTGGACATGCGACTGCGCGGCAAGATTGTAGACATCTATGTTCTTGTAGTGCGAGACCTCCTCAAACACAGTCCGCAAGGAATTTCCATCGCAAAGGTCAGCCTCGCGAAGGAAGAATCGGGGGTGGGTCAGGATCGCAGTGATCCGCTCTGTATTTGAACGAGACGTCCTTCGGGCAATTCCATATACATCGTAATCCTTTGAGAGAAGAAGCTCTGCAAGGTAAGAACCATCTTGTCCAGTCACGCCGGTCACAACTGCAACTCGATTCATTTCTTACTTTGAGAGGAATGCTTGTAAATCACGGAAACGCAACCAAAAGACATCAAGAAACTGTTCATACTTCACAGGGTCCCATGTAAAGTTGGTAACATCAACTTGATCAAAGGAATCAACAAGAAGACACGGGAACCTTTCGTACATGTCATCAAGTCCAGAATGGAGAATGACTGGAACGGACCCCATAAGGAGGATTTCACAGACCCGATGAGTATCAACACCATTCCCGCGCATTGAAACGACAAATTTGTGCTTTCCAATTTCGGTCATGTAGTCTCCAAACGGAAGTTTAGGAAGAGTCGGTTCTAAACTTCTGGATTCATGCGTAGTTCCATGATACGGAACGCAGATCTCATTGCTCTTTTCTTACCATTGAATTCGGCTGGCATGGAGACGAACCAGTTACACGTGATCACCGTTCTGCCGCTCAGGTTCTCCTACTCCAATCGGGATCTTGTAGATCTTGGGGTGGCTCACCATAATGTTACATCCAATCCATCGCTTCACATTGGGATTTTCAAGTAGTTTCTCACACGCGGCTTCGCTTGGCGAACAGTCTGAAACTCCAGTGATAAGTGTGATAGGTGTATTAATCTCGCGAGCTCCCAAAAACCAATCCAGATAGTCGGTTTTTACGAAGACACAGTCTCCGAGAGCCGATGGATACCGATATGGGTAAATGTGTTGAGCTACAACACCCAATCCATTGTAGTTCACGTCATATGTCGACTGTGCCAACAAGGGTAGACGATTATAGCAGAGGTGTTGAGGAGACTGAGTTCGGATCTTCAGGGTCTGGACTTCGGCAATCAGTTTCTTCCACTGGGTCTTCACAGACTCAATGTAGTTGGTCCTGAAATCACCGTCAGACGTGTATTCAAAGGTCTCAAGTAAAGTGAATAGGTGGGGAATTGAATCAAAGTAACGCGTATTCGGCGACTTAAATACGTGGTAGAAATCTGCAAGATCAATCCAGTCTGATAGGTTTCCAAGCTCTTCCATGTCCGGCGGAAGTGGTGTCCAATATGCACCGATCGTTTGCAGGGCTGGATTTGCTTTCAAGTACTCCTTGGATGGGAAGAACATAGGTAGTCCACCGGTAAAGTGCTCAAACATACTCATCGTACTCACTTCGTAGGGGAAGTGAATAATACCCCTAAATTCGCCAAGAACAGACCAATCAAATACTCCAATGTCACTCTTTGGAGTTACAAGCGAGTGTGGAGGTAGGGTTCCGTGGTAGCATAGGAAGGTAGGTCGTCTGGGAGCATAGGTGATCCCCGTATATAAACAAAGTGAGGGGATATGCCGAGTCTGTATGCCTGTGCATTTTAGAGTGTACCATTGATCTCCTAAATTGTTAGAGACAGCAAACAATAGTCCACTCGTATCTAGGCGACGTAGACATGCCTTGTACTTTGCAAGCATCTCCATATCGCGAGTCCAGCAGAACGGGAGATCATAACGACACGCATTGATCATGATGATCGGCTTCCGATACTTCTCAAATAACAGCGCAAATGAGCTTGCATAGGCCACAACAAAGCAGTCAAATGTGGACAAAAACGAGTCATACTCATTCTGAAAGGCTTCAATTTTTTTGGGGGTCAAGTTTTTCCAGTCCCATGCATTAATATGTTTGGGCGAATCCATAGAGCGTTTCATTACGCACGCATGTCCTGACATACACCAATCAGTGACCTCAATATCTAAGCCAAGGGTCTTAAAGTCTCCAATGACCGAGATGTGAAGATCCATGCAGAAAACCTTCATCTTTCTTATACTATAAGGAGACTATGGTGAAGGTCTTTTCCTTTTGTTTATATGGTCCGCCCAATCCACACTATTATCCAGTTCCTATGCTCCAGAATATCTACCTCGTTGGGACCTATTTCCCAGATTGGAAGGTATATTTATATGTTGCTCCCGATGTCGATCAGTCTTTTAAAGAACAGGTTGTTATGTATTCGAATGTCGTACTGAAAGAAACGGGAAAGGTAGGTCCTGTGAATATGTTTGAGCGATTCTTTGCAATTGATGAACCTGATGTTGAAATTATGATGGTTCGCGATGCAGATAGCCACGTACATTGGAAAGATCGGTGGGCGATCAATCAGTTCCTGCAGAGCAATGAGTTTGATGCCCACATCATTCGCGATAACATAGAACACACCTCTAAGATGATGGGAGGACTTTGGGGTATTCGCAAGTCAGCGGGGATTGTTATTCGGGACTTATACAAGATGTATGAAGAAAACCCTATCGACAAGGGATATGGAAACGATCAAAGTTTCTTAACTATCTACATCTACCCCTATGTGTGGGATAGAGCACTTATTCATTACAGTAATAGTCGGCGCCTCATTGGCGAAACTAAGGCAGTGCAGTTTCCATTTGAATATATCAATGAGGTCTATTGCGGCCGTTGTGACTATGACCAGTTCATAGACTACCCTCAGCCTGAGTTTTCGGCTGAGAAACCGGTTCACAAGATTCCTATCCCCAAATTCAACTTGAAGTTGAATCGTTAAAATCTCGTCATTCAACAAATGCACGTCAAGGCAATCGGATCTCGCGCACAGGTTATGCATGGAACGGCCGACCACACGGCCGGTGGACTCAAGAAGGGAGACCTCAAGTACAATAAGAGTGGACGTATTGTCTCGCGTAAGAAGTCGGCTCGCATGGCGCACGGAAAAACTCGCCGTAACAAGTAATGCGGTTAATCTCTCTATTAAGCGCCGCGGTCTGGGTAGACTTTGCAGTCATGGCACTTATCAACATCGTTCCGACACGTATTTCGTTCCTCCCACCCACTGGAGCTCTCAAGTTATGGTATGACAAGTTTGGAGTCGCCGCTGTAGCCGCAGACGTGTTTAGTTTGATGTTGGGAGTCTTGCTCGCTACATTCATTTTTCCATATGCATATGGGCTTCAATTGGTGTTTGGTGCAATCTTTGTGCAACTCCTGCACGATATCTTCTTCTACTTTGTCGTCATTCAGGGAGTTCCTCAAGGACAGAACTCTATGATTGATGTGTTCAAGTCATACGCAGGCGAGGGCGGATGGACGATCTTGCTCGCGGATTCACTGATGATTGGTTCGGTTGTCTTGTTGGCTGAACTATCTGACGCCCTTTTTGCGTATCGCACTATTGCCTTTCAAGCGATCTTGGGAATGTACTCCCTGATTTATATCACCTACACTAAGTAATGGGCGGAGGATTATTTGGAACACACCTTACACTTAACCCAAAGTGCCTAGTGTTTTCCCTGTTTGTGCTGGTGGTCTACTGGATGCCTCATTTCAAGCCGCTGGCCCATCGCATTCTCATGGCCTTCTTGTTGGCCTGCGTTGCGTATGTAGCTCTTGCGTGGTATGACATGATCTACGATTGCAAGGACCGGTTGAAGCCTACGTTTCTGGGCTGGATGTGGGGCTGGGCCAAGCCCCCGTCGTATATGAAGGAGTTCCTGGAGCTGCCGGAGAAGGAGCAGAAGCTTGTGCGCACAATTGATATTGTCGTCCTGATCGGAATCGCAGTGCTGTTCTTTCTTCCTTTCTTCGTGAAGAAGTAATGAGTATCTACGTTATTGAAGAGAGCGAAAGGGACCAATTTGCCACCGAACTCGCTCCCATTGCGTATAGGACGTTTGAACAAGCTAAAGAGTACATAACGTCCAAGGCTACAGATAAAGGCTGGGAGATCGTGAACGACTATGACAAACCGGAGCCCGACTTTGAAGAAGATAACGTAAACCGCTATACAGCAGGGCGTGCGAGACCTGTCGAACGACCTGTTGGAAAGACTTACATTTGGGCACAAGGGGAGAGCCGGGAGATCCCTATCATCATTCACAAGTTGACACTAGAAGACAACGCCGAAGATCCTGTTGGACCTGACGGTGGGACCCGTCGCAAGACACGTCGCCAGGGCTCCTCCAAAAGCCTGAAGCAACGCCTCGCTGCCGCAAAAAAGAAGTGCTCGCCGGGTTATGATGTCTACGACTACCGCAAGAACGCCAAAGGGGAGTTCTTTAACTGCCTTCCTGCTGGATTGAAGCGCCGACGCACACGGAAAGTGCGTAGAAGAACTTAGACGCCGAGCCTCAAGGATACATAAATGGACGACCTTGTTGTGGCAAAGACAGTCCAGACGTCGCCGATCCGGACCCTCGCCGAGGGGCTTAAGTCCATGCTGGTGGAAATGAGCCTTGTTTTTGATAAGGATGGCATCAGGATGATTGCGATGGATAACACGCGTACGGTGTTGACTCACATGCGTTTATATGCGTCCAAGTTTGAGAAGTATGAATACAACCATTCGGCTCCCAAGCTGGATGTGGGTCTCAATACGGATCACTTCTACCGTATCGTGAAGACGGTGACCAACGATGATACGATTACCTTTTCGGTGTCCAAGCATGAGTCCAATCACCTGACGATCACGATTGAGAACGGTGAGAAGGGACGTCGTACCAAGTATCGCCTGAACCTTCTGGATCGGGATGACTCGGATATCACGATGCCCGAGACGGAGTTCTCTGCTCACACAACCATCCCTTCGCTGGACTTCCAGAAGATCTGCCGTGATATGACCTTGCTGTCAGCAAAGACCGTGGAGATCAAGAAGGTCGGAAGTATCCTGACGTTCGGGTGCAAGGGTCCCTTCGCACAGCAGACGGTTACCATGGGTGATGCTGCTACGGACATTTCTACGGTAAAGAGCGATTCGGATGCCATCGTCAGTGGAACGTATTCCCTTCCTCACCTGGTTCTCTTTACCAAGTGCTCCAATCTGTCCAATAACCTTGAGCTCCACATGAAGAACGATTGGTTCCTGATGATCCGCTATGTCATTGCGAACCTTGGCGACATCAAGCTGTGTCTGATGCCATGCTCGACGTAGAGCATCGCCGTGTTCCACATAAATATCTCTCAGCCTTGAATAATGCCTTTCATTCTTGATACAAAAGCCCCGCCTGCTGTGTTGACGGCAGAGGTTAAAGCCAATATTGTTGGAGGTGCCGTACGGCAGAAGGGCGGAGTGATGCCGCTACCTTGGGCGGGACCGCCTAATATTCTCGGCCTCGCCACATCCGGCGCATTGAATATGTGGACCCGTGTGGCAGAAAACATCATTGTGGGAGCCGTGAATATAGCTGCTACTGCAGTCAACCACCCCCCCATAGTGGGGCTCCAACAGCAGTTCGACGAACGACTAGGTATGGAAAATTCGGTACTTGCGGAGATGCAGCAAGACCAGATGGCAGAGCGACTTGGAGATACCGGTTATTCGATGTCTTACGCCGAGAACAACCCACTGCCCGACATGTCCGGCTTGCCAGCGACTCTGGCGATTGCGCCTCCTGCATGGGTCGATCAGGAGGCGCTCGGCAAGAGTGTATTGATGGGCTTGCTCATTGGCTCTGCAACTATTGCCCTCACACTGACAGTTGCAGCCTACATTAAGAGACGGATGCGCCCAGACGGAAAAGTTGTAGTCGCTGATGAAGTTGTTGAAATTGCGAAACGCGGAGTTGACGCGGCATCCAAAGGCGATAACGCAGGACTCCTTGCTGCTCAGAAAGAAATAGAAGAGCTCGGTAAGGCGCCAGTTGACCCAACTGAAGAAGAACTTTTTGCGAAGTTGGAAGCAAATCGTAAGCCCGTGACCGCCGCTCCCGCTGCTCCCACCACATGGACGCAGCCGACTGCTGCCGAGCTCTCCACTCTGACTGAAGAACAAATGCTTGCAAGGATGCAGCGGCCCGTTCCGGCACCCGTTCCAGCTCCAGCTCCAGCTCCGCCGCCCGCTCCGACCGCATTTCAGAAGTGGGTTGCGGAGGGGAAACCGGCCGCGGCGCCATCTTCGCTGTCTAAGTATGGATTGGCAGCTCCTACCGGAAGCATGTTTCCCGCCGAATCAGCAGATGCTAAAATTGCCCGTGAACTTGCCGAACTAAACGCGACCGGCGGACGAGGCACGTATCGTAAGCGTCGCAACCGAAAAACTCGCAACCGAAAGACCCATAAGAAGTTCTAAACCGAAACTACTTCTTACTAAACTATAATGCCTAAGACACCAAGAAAAACTCCCTCCCGTCGTAGGACTCCACGACGGGGTGGTGTTGATAATACAGTACTTGCCAAGGAAACTGCAGAGTATGGGCAAGCAGCTGTGGATGCACATCCTCTTACTCCGGTCATCGTGAACGAGGCCAGTCGGTTTGTGGTGGCCACATATTGGTGGGGGCGTGGCAAAGACAACGTAAACACACAGTCACCGTGCCCATATGTGTTTATGATACAGATTCGGAATGACCTTGAAGCAGCCCTCTACGAGGAGGATCCTATGTATACGGAGTTGATTGATAACGAGTGGCAACCGCTCCTTGACCAGGTTGAAAGCCCCGAGGGTGTAGATCTTAACCCCACTCCGGAGATATGGAATGCATGGCTTGCAGTGAAGGCAAAGCGAACGGCATTCTTGAACAAGTACTTTGCCAAGCCGGAAACCAAGAAGCGTATCGCAGAGGTGCTTATTCCACAATACACTGCTCGTCCACCCTCTGCAAACGAAAATCCCATAGATCAGGGCGATGGAGGACTGAGTAAGAAACCGATTAAATTTGAAACTATGATTGCCAGGTGGGAGGAAACCTGCAAGGCAGCGGGTTGTAACTATCTGACGGTTGAGTACCCTGAGTTTGCAATGTTCGGCAGATATCAGGCTGCAATCAATGCAAAGCCACTGTTCATCAAGAAGGCCGTGCAGTCCTGCGGTGGTCGCGGTGTTCTCTACATTGACGGCGACATGTTCGTTCGCAAGTATCCCAAGATTTTTGACATTCAGAACGTTGACTTTATGGCTCAGGGGTGGAACTGCGACCCGCGTTCCAATATGTACTTCAAGGAGGATCCGTGCTTTGACCCGTATATCTTTGAGACCTCGGGTGGAACCATGTTCTATGCGAATACACCTGCTTCTCTCAAGCTACTTGATGTGTGGGCGGCGGAAAGTCATAAGCCGGAGAACTACGGAAAGGCAGATGATCGTATCTTGTCTATGGTCTTTACGATGCAGAACATGGTCCTTCCAATCAGTATGATTCAGCTTCCGATTGAATATCTGTGGCTCACGGACAAGTATGCGCCGTTTGATTTCCAAGGAGCAGCAGATATTGGCGATGTGTTGATTGAACACCCGGAGTGCCTCACTGCAGAAGAAGCTGCCGCTGATCAGGGCGCCTCCAATGATCGCTATCCACCGCGGTATCAAGATGAGATCACACGGCGCATTGCTTGCGATCGCCCAGGTGGTATTTTCTACGAGTACATTGCATTTCCCAACCCTGGAACGGTAGATGCATTTGCGCCCTACCTGAAGTACATGAAAGAGACGATCAATCCTCAGTCTGGAAAGCCAATGTTCGTCGTTATTCCATTTGCAGATACATTTGGACCGTACGACAAGGTGGCTGCGAAGAACAAGGAAGACGGTAAGAAGATCATCACGCTTCTCCCTACAAATGGGAAGATCGTTCTTCCGTTTACCACCACAATCCCCGAGATTCTTCACTACCTTGTGAATGGAATTAACGTATACGTTGGTAGCGAGTCAGCCGGAAAGCCGGATCCTGGAATTGAGATTGTTGCAACAAACCGAGGCAAGTTCACACCCACCAACTATCTGGCCGATCTTAAGATCGACATCAAGCAACCTCTGTTTTTTTCGTCTCGTAGTCGCACGGTCAAACTGCTCCTGCAGATGTGCGAGACACTGGAGGACATCAACAAGCATCTCTACGAGAGTTATATCTTTGTGTCTCGTATCCGTTGGTCGGTGATCCAACAAGGCCCCGGAAAACAGAAGGTCTCTCCCTTCGATGCCATTGTGGCCCCTGTGTTGCCTCCGGTTCCTCTCACGGAAGGCCAGCAGGCTGCGAAGGTGCAACAGGAGACAGAGGCCAGGCTTGTTGCACAGAATGAAGCAAAGGCGAATGTTCTTGGAAGCATTCCGAAGAAGGTCAACCAGATTTGGTTCGGCGGCGCGATCCCACCCTGGCGCCAATACCTGTTTGACCTGAACAGGGCTGCCGCGGAGCGCAATGGATATGGGTATAGGTTATGGCAGAATGCCGATCGCACTCCCGAAAACTTCCCAAGCACAATCGCATACCAAAATGATGCAATCCAAATTGGAACCAACACTGGGCAGTCTCGATGGGCCCAGGTTGCTGATCTTGCTCGCCTAGAGATTCTTTATACGAAGGGCGGTATCTACATTGACTCCCTCTTTGAAACCGGGGATGACTTCTATAAGAAGATGACAGAACTCTCGGAGAACGATGCGAAGTTCATAGCAGCCAATGAAGACCCATGTGGACTTGATTGCGTTGGTGCGGGTGGTAAGAAGTATCTGTCCAACAGCTTTATTGCGACAATGCAGTGGTCGCCGGTGATGGAGCGTCTGGTTGTAGATAGCAAGCTTGCCGAGATTGATCTCAATGAAAAGCTAATCAATCAGACGACAGGACCCTATTATCTGCGGGAAGGTATTGTGGACCCAGTGGCTGATGGGGTTGTTTTGCTTGAGACAGAGCAGATCTACCCGTTCCCGATGAGCGGAAGTGAAAAGCGCCCTGCTGAGACAAACCCGTTCGTTATGAGGCAGCCCAGTGAGAATAGCATTGAAGTCCGGGCCGGAATGCACCTCCAGAAGGACGCGCTTGCCACCCTACAGGCATCTCGGGAACAGGCAGGTCGCATCAAGCCCCTCGCACTTTACCAAGTTGGATTGGGTGGTACCTGGTCGCTATAAAAGTGGATTGGGTGGTTTAAAATGGAACCTAACTCCGCACCTACCTCAGCCTTAGCCTATCATGTATCGTAAAGTCTTCACGAACACTCCTCAGAAGGACGTGTCCCGTGAAGTCAAGCTCCAGCGTGTCTCTGCTGAGTTGGGATTGTCTCCTCCCATTCTCAAGACAGATAAGAGAACGTTCATTGAGATGGAACATGCAGGTCCAACTCTCTCGGAGCGTTTCGGCGACGATCCTGACGACCTACCGATTGAAGTCCGTCAGCAAGTCCGTGAGATCCTGTGGACACTGTGGCAGCATGGTATCCAGTATCAAGACGTGACGCCGTATAATTTTACGTATAAGGATGATCGTGTGTGGATTATTGACTTCGGACATGCAAATGAGAAGAAGCGACTGAACTGGTATCTCAAGGACATCTTTAATGAGGCATGGTTAGGTCGGTGGAATCCTGACTTTAGATAGTTTGTATTCATAGAACAATGGATGACTGGACACCCTCTGAATCAGCCGAGTGGAAAGCCAGGTACGAAGCCTCGGCTCCCGGCTCTCAAGATCGAGCAATATTAGAAGACATGCAATGGACTGGTATTTTTATGTCTAACCAACCTGGGTCTCCTGTTCCATATTACACTGCAACTGAATCGCCCTCTCCGCCCGCGGCATCCGTTCCGCCACTGCCACCGCTTCACCCTCCGGCAACTGATCCCACTAAGGTTCTACAGGCGGCAGAGCGCGATGCATTCTACAATCAAAAACGGCGTCTGTCGGTTGTTGAAAAGCAGGATATCCTTGAGAAGGCGAAGCAGGGTAACAAGATTCCCGAGGGTATTGCAAGCCGCACCCGTCGGGAAGTTCCTCGTCTTGGTAGCGGGCGCACGAAGACACGTAAGGCAAAGAAGGGTGGAGAGATTGTGACAACCTTTTTCAACATCCGTGATCAGATCAAGCTGTACCATTGGCAGACCAAGTCATTTGCCGAACACAAGGCAACTGACGATTTGGTTGGAACATTGGATGCGAACATCGACAAGTTCGTAGAATCCTATATGGGACGCTACGGACGGCCGTATGTGAAGCGAACATTGCCCGTGAAGAACCTGACGGTGTCTGGAGTTCGGGCATTTATTGGAAAGTCTGATGAGTGGATGACAAATAAACTGCCTCGGATGCTAAAAAAGACGGATTCAGACCTGCTGAATATTCGTGATGAAATTTTGGCTGACTTAAATCAGGTGAAGTATCTCTTCACGTTATCATGAGCAATGAAACTGCTAACATCCTCATGGTGATCTCTCACACATCTATGTGCGCCGTGATTATCTGGTGGTTTTCTGAGTGCGCATGTTAATTACTTGCCGCGCGTGTTGTGAGCCTTGTAGACGATATCATCTGCGATCTTCATCTTCATTGTCGGAGCAAAGAGCTTCTTGTCTGTGATATTGGTTGTTGTGTTCCAAACCTTAATGATATGGAACTGTCCCTTGGGTGAAACAGAGACACCCACAATCGCCTCTTTGTAGTTGGTTAGAAAACCATTGACAAAGCAGTGAGCCATTGCATCAATGAACACCTCACATGTGTCCCGTGCATCCACCTTCTTTGACCAAGCACCCCCGCGGATGTGCTCTGGCGCCTCCCAAAGAGGTCTGTATCCCTCGCGCATGAGGAAGAACATTCCCGATTCCCATGCGTCCTTTGAAATTGCATCCACCACAGTCCAAAACTGTGCGGGTGTAGAGAGAGTGGCGATGTTTGTATACGAAGCCTCCGAGTAGTTGTTGTCATTCGGGTCGTGATACCAGAGGACCCAGGTGTTTGGCATGGATGTAGAATCAGACATCTTCACCACTCTCTACTCTTCTTGCAGGTAATGAATCCGTTTTATTTACCATACAGTTTGCGAACTGGGATTGTTATTCCCTTATAGACGATGCCATCCACAGCGTAGAACTTGGCATTGGCTGTGGTAAAGACGATCACTTCATTCTTAATCAGTGTGATCGCAGCGTCATGGGGTGGAAACTTCCCTGCTACCATCAGGGCGTCCCGAAACGTAACGATGGTGTGAAACTTGGACGCTTTAACAGTTTTTGTCCCGATTATCAGCATAGGTTTGTCTACACTGAAACAAGCTCCCATTGGTAGAAAATGGAAACGAATGTCTAAACAGAAAAGAAGGCGGTAGTATGGATATCACTACTCTCTATTCTCTGCGAAGCAACCCGCGACCGGCTCTTGATGAGGCAATCCGGCA